GATAACACAAGAAGTTTAATTTTTACAGTGCCTTTTGAGGCTGATATACAGAATAATCCTGGAGGATTAAGCCTTTATTCTGCACTGATTGACTATGCTAAGGGGCATAGTAAAAAGCTTGCGTGGAATCTTGATAGCTCTAGCTTTAGCTTTAGACCCATTCTTAAAAAGAACTTATACGATTCATTTGGCACAGACGAAGAAGATGAATTACGGCTATTACTCGCTGATAAAACATCGATTGATGAAATAAGCAAAACCTTTATTGATTTTGTTCAGTCTAAAGTTGATTTTATAGACTTTTCAGGTGCTACAGCAAATGATATTCATATCCTTATGCCTTTTGATTTTGGCTATGTCTATACGCGTGCTAAGACCATTTTAGAGCAAGCTAGTGAGCCGAAAGCAGGCGAAAAAGAGCCAGAATTACCCGTTACGACTACAGAAGAAGAGGCCGCCGTTAAGTTTGGTGAGTCAGGTGGCAATCCGGATGATATAGTGGCGATTGTTGGTGATACTTATAACTGGAAGGATGAGATAAAAAGCTCTGCACAAAAAATCGGTGAGAAATATAAATATGACGGCACCAACAAATCCTGGAATGTTAAGCGGAAAAGCTGGACAGCATTTTTATCAAAGTACCCTAAAGCAGCCAGCGACCTTAAAATAATCCCCGCAACCGTAGCGAGACTATAAAATGTTATACACAGAATATAAATACGATCCTGAATGGGTAGCAGCAGATTTAGCGACTAAACAAGCCAACATCAAGGCTAATCTAAGCGAGGGTGTAAACCTACTTAAAAACGGCCTTAAAGTGATTGCGGGGCGTTTAGACAAAGACCCAATGCGTTACAGGGACTATGGTCCCTATTGGTGGGCTATTAAGTCTCTGCTTAAGATGAATGGCGTAAAGCTAGGCAGTAATGACAATCCATTGATGAAAGCAGAATACAAAGGCACTAAGCCCGTAGAAACGCTAATCATGGCCGAAGCCTTTAGGGATGACTACCTAAAGACCTACCTAAGATATAGCAATCAATTTGTACTTGATGGTGAATCAGGCGATTTGATTGAAATTGTCGATGGGGATATGGAGGGGCTTTAAAATCACCTTTTGCGATAGGCATAAAAAAACCCCAGCACCTTTTTTAAAAGGTTACTGGGGTTTAATTTTAAAGGCTGGAAACTTAAAAAGTTCCGCAGTTTATTATTTCATTGCTTGCTGTAGCCGTACCGTGTGCATAATTATAATGCAGTTGATAGCCGTCGTAAGCGTTTGTGCTAATGCCAATCACCTTATTGTAAACGGTTGGGTCAATTTCTAGCAATATAACATTATTGCTGTCTCTCACCACGCAGTTCCAGACTAACGCATTTTGTGGGACATGGTTTGCTGTCACTTGACCACTGACTATTGTTTTCCATTCTTTTTCAAAGATTAATTCATCTTTGCTGGTCTTCCAAATCAAAAACCACTTATTCAGTGCTTCGGACCATTGATAACAAGCCTCGCCTAGTCCTACGTTAATATCCGCGATTGCGTCTAAAACAGTCACTTGCATACCGTTAAAGCGCGAAACAATGTTATCTCTATCAGCAACGGTGGTAACTGTTTTGTTGCCCGTATTTGCTATTAAAACTGCCATAATGCACTCCGTATAAAATGCCGTAACACATCAAATAATGTTACGGCAAGACTTGAATGTGCTGATTAAACGTTAATGTACAAATATTGAATTTGTACAGACTTGCCGTCCCAGTCACCAGCAGCATCTGTTGAAACAATGAACGTTTTACCGTTTACATCGGTGCCGTCAACAGAAATTGGTGCGTCCCATGCTACGCCGTTTGTATCGATATGACGTACAGTTGCAAAGTTCATAATGCCGTTGATGCCAGACTTAGGTGCTTTAGTTAACACGATTTTGCTACTTGATACCATCAAGCTTTCAAACATCGGTAATGAACCGCCTTGAGTTGCCGCATTATCAGCATAAGCTTTTAAAGCAATATCAAGGGCAGAATCAGCAGCAGTACGGTCAGCAACTTCTTGACCTAAATTAGTAGTTAAAACCAACTCAGCCGCAACTGCACGACTAACTTCACTTGCTAAATCGGTGCGTAAAACTAACTCAGCATCCGTAGCACGATTAACTTCAGTAGTTAAACCAGTTGAAGCTGTTGAAGATAAAGAAGTAATAGCACCGTTTAAGGTACTGTCAGCAGCTTGGAAAGCAGCAACAACTTCAGTTAAAGAATCAAGAGCAGCACCATCAACGTTAGACAATACGTTGTTGATTTGAGCTTGTAAACCTGCATCGCCAGCAATACGGGCAGCTTCTTCAGCATCAACGTCAGCAATACGAGCGGCTAATTCAGTTGCTAAATCATTGCGTAAAACAAGCTCTGCTGCACGCGCCGCAGCAGCTTCAGTAGCTAAGTTGTTAGTCAATAACAGTTCAGCGGCACGAGCAGTTGAGGCTTCAGAAACTAGGTTGTTAGTTAATACTAATTCAGCAGCTTGAGCGCGTGCTAATTCAGTTGCATCAGAAGCTTGCAAGGTTGCTAAGTCACTTACTAAGCCATAAATAGTAGATTTGTTACGAATAATAACAGCCATTTTAATACTCCAAATTTTAAAAACAACGGTTTTACTTAGTCCGATAACTGAGAATATTTAAAAAATGTTAATACGTTCTTGATTGATTGGCTTCTCTTACTAACGCTTTGACGCAATCGTAATAATCTTTATGATTATTGACGTAATTTTTAGATAAGAGCACTAAAGTTGATTTATCAATGTTTAAAATAGTTAATTTTCCGTTATCCATCTTATAGCAATAGCCATGCTCTTTAATTAGCCAAGCTCCAAAATAAAAGTCTCTGATAATCATGTTAATTTGTTAGATAAGATAAAACTGCGTACCCTATAGCTTCGCTGTCAAAAACGGCATAGGCTTGATTATCACTCCAGCTTATCTTTACATCGTCATGCCACGTTGTCACATTATTAATCCCATAAACAATGGCTTGATTTAACATTACTGATGATAAGGGTGCTTTATCTAACACAGCTCTATTATCAATAATTAGTAGCAATGGCGTGGTGTAAAGACTAATAGCCATTTCGAAGGCGAGTATATAACCGCGTTTCATTTAAAGTTTCTGCGTTTTCCTGATTTGAAATTTTTGGAAGTTTTGCAGACTTAAAAAAATCAATGTCATTTCTTAGTTGTTGAGCCGGGTATTTTGCAACACTAAGCGCGGCACTTGACGCGCTATCTAACGTTTTTTGATTAATTAATAATGAGAACAACTCTTCTTTATCCACGTTAGCTTGTTTTAAGCTTTCAAGCGTCATGCAATGCGCGTTGTTTAAATGCTTAATAACCGCCAACGCACCATCTAATTGATCGTTATAATCTAATATCGCGATATTATCTAAGCTGATACCGTTTGTCACAAAACAATTTGACACAGCGTCAAAAGTGATCTGATAGCCTCGGTTAGTTGAGTAATTAGGTTCTAAAACATAGTCAAAACCAAAAAAATTTGGCGTTGATTCGTCGATAGCTGAAGAAAAACCACCCGTGCGACTGCTAAACAATTGCGCGGCAATCTGTCCAGGCTTCGTTTTTAAAAATTCAGCTTTGTGCGTAATTGTGCCGTCATCCTTGGCTGTTAAGAGCGTAGTGACTAGAGCTGGCTGCAATGCGCCGTCTTCATTTCCCTCGCATGGGTTTAGTCCATATTTAACCCGTGGCCAATGACCATAATAGCCCAGCATGTCGCGGTGTTTAACCCGTTCTTGTGTCTCTGGGCTATTAATAGTTTCCGCCATTTTTTGTAAATGAAAATGCCGCTCTTTACCGCGATACTGACGACCTCGGGTTTTCAGATTGTAAGTAATAAGCGGCGTTTCCATGATCATGCCTTTTAGTAAGTTCCGCCGTTGAAAATAATGCCATTAATCGTGCCGCCTGTGATGGTCACAGCCGCTGCACTTTGCGTTGACATCGTGCCAAGTTCTGAAGCATTTGCTTTCAAATTTAAAGCAGTTTGTGTTGCCGTTGAAATTGGTTTTAACAAATCAGTCGTATTATCGACATTACTTAAACCTACCATTGCTTGTGTAATGCCGCCAACTGTACCCGTGAAAGTAGGCGATGCAATCGGAGCTTTCAACGATACGGCTGTTGTCAACGCGCTTGCTGCACTTTCGTCAGAGGCTAATTGCGCCGCAATTTCAACCAACGTATCTAGTGCCGTTGGAGCTGCACCAACCACCGCCTGAATGCGTGTATCAGTTTCAGTTTTCGTGTAAGTGGTAGCTAAGTTAGCAGGTGTAAAACCCAACGCTGTTGTTACCGCGCTTGAATTGATAACAGGAACAGAAATAACACCCGTTCCGTCAATCGTTACGCCTGTACCTTGCTTAACACCACCCAAAGCCGAAGAGGTTGCAATCGGTAAGGCATATAAATTCGCCCCAGTTGCTACGCCATCTAATTTAGTTTTATCTGCGGCTGTCATAAAGCCATTCGCAGACGTTGTTACTGCCGCATGTTCTGCGCTGCCCGAACCGATATGCGCCATAGGCACACCCATTTCAATAACCGCGCCCGCACTGTTTTTACTGAATAATTTTTTATCAGTGGTATTCAGTGCGATTTCTGCTTCAAGTAAATCAGTTGCTAAAGGGATTTTTCCCGCGACTGATGCATTTTTAATAACTAATACATTGCTCATAAATAATAGCTCCAATAATCATCAGCTTTGCTGGAAAAAATATAAAAATTACAACCCTAAAGCCGCTTTTTGTTCCATGCCCGCTAACACACATTCTTCAACATAGGCTTTCCATGTCTCAGTAGTTACGGAAGGCGCAAGACGCAAGGCTTTAATTTCATCGTCTGCGGAGTATTTAAGACGAATATTTTCGACAACTTGGTCGTTAATACGCTTAAATAGTTTGCAGTTGGCTTTAATGTCTGCTTTTAACGCCTCGGTTAGCGTAACCACTTTTACCGATGCAGCAATTTCACCAGGCTGCTGGGGTAACACTGCTGTGTCAGGCATAGACACATAAGTGATTCCGCCTAAGACGCAAAGCTCTTGACCAACAAATGTATGTGTTTCGAGGTCAAAAGGCAGTAGTAAGTTAATGGTACGAATGTCATCTTGATGTTTTGTGTAGCTGTATAATTTAGCCATGTCGCTGCTCCTTAGAAGCTGTTGTTAAAAAATAAAATTAAATTGCGTTGTGAATGCGTGTTTTTTGCATGTCCAATAATGGAGACTGCTGACTCAATATTTTGTTTTTTTAATGATGTTCTAAAATTAAATAAACTTCTTTTTCTAATAAATCGCTTGCTAGACCATGTTCTATACCCTACAAAATTAACGCCTTTAGTTGTTTTTGCTAGAGTTGATTTAGACAATTCTAAATTAAGCGTTGTATTGATAAAATTAACTATTTTTTCTTTATATTCAATTGCTTGATTCTTTGTTAAATTGAACAAAATAAAATCATCAACATATCTGCAATACAAGTTAACTTTTAGCTCTCGTTTTATAAAATGATCTAAAGGATTTAAATAAACAAGTGCGTAAAGTTGCGATAAAAGATTGCCTATTGGTATGCCAACTGGATCGCCGTAATCAGTAAACATCATCATAATCGTTACCAATTTCTTATCTTTTATCTTTTTCTTAATTTGTTCATTCAAAATAGTTCTATCAATTCGATAAAAAAACTTCCTAATATCCAACTTTAAGGTGTAACTGTCTTTAGCTGACTTCTGTAACGCATTTTGCGCATAATCTGCTGCTTTATGTGTTCCTTTGCCTTGTCTACACGCATACGACTGATCTATAAATGATCGTTCAAAAATAGCGTTTACTGCATTAAATATTGCGTGCTGTACTACGCAATCCCTAAAAGCAGGTGCATAGATAATGCGTCGTTTAGGCTCGTATACTTCAAACGAATAATAGGGTCTTGGTGTATAACGATTATTCTGTAATTCATCGTATAGCGTATCAATTTGAGAGCCTAAATTCTTTTCAAAATTAAAACATGCGCGTTTTTTACGTTTATGTTTTGCTGCATCGTAAAACGCTTGTAATAACGCATCTTTAGTAAAAGCTTTATTAAATAAATTACCGATTCGTTTCATTAATAATTACCCTTGATGTTCGAGTCTTTTGTAAAAAGACTATTTCTACTAAAAAAGAGTAAGCATACCGATTTCGCTGTTATTTTTATAACACACCGGAAAACATCTCCCTTGGCTCCACCTTACCTAAACAGCAGATTTCGAGGTTTTACCGAGTCCGCGCGACAGCCAACGTTGTTATTCGAGTTACCGCGCACATTGTTCAGATTAAGCCCCCACAGCCCAGCAAGGACACCATTAGTCCAATCACCACCAGAAATGGCACATGTTAAGATGTTTCCCGTTTTGATCTATCTGCAACAATCCATCCGCCAATCATTCGTCCTAATTCATCAACTAGCTTAGAGAGTGTTAAATATCTTTTTTCTAAACTTTTTTCTTCATTTGACTTGCCATCTTTGAACTTAAAATAGCCTAGCTCGTAAGCTAGGCGACATAACATTCTTAATTGCTCATGACGTATATCAAGTTGAGTTAACGTCGTCTTTTTATGATAACGTTTTTGACACTCAATAATTAACGCATACACGTCATAAGCAGCCGTTCTGATTTGCAACGATAAACCGTATTTTTCATGAGCCGGAAAATGATTTAAATAAATATTCATTAATTTGGCAAACTCGATAAATTTACGGTCTAACGTTGCCTCTGAATGTATGGACATTGCTATCGCAATGTCTATCAGAGATACAAGGCCGCGCGACAGCCAACGTAGTTAGTCGAGTAACCGCGCCCAGAGGTCAGACTAAGCCCCCACAGCCCAGCACGGACACCATAAGCCCAACCACCACCAGAAATGGCACACGCCTCATTAACCCTATAATCCCATAGCCCATCACCACCAAATTCATTGGTATTTTCTGCTTTTAAAGGAAGTCCAGCGCCTGTTGCTAACCAAGCGTTACCCGCTGTTGCTCCATCGAATACTTGACTTGTCGAGCCAAACTGTTTAATTGAGGAAGATGCTGTTAGTGCCCCATAAGTAGCGCCTATATTGCTGTATAAGTTGCTAATTCCTGCCGCACCCCATAAATCGGTGGCTAACGTATTACCGTTAGTGCAGGCCTCAATATTTGAGCTAGAGTTTAATAAATAAAAATTTGTTCCGTCCGATGTTAGACCAATGCCGATTTCCCACAGACCTCCGTTTAAGTCTGCAATGCCATTGTTTTGACCGTTATGTGTTGTTTTTGCAAAGAAATTAGCAGAGCCAGTTTTACTGCAATTGTAATAACCATCGCTTATAAATGCCAAGCTATTGTCATTAATATCACCTAAAGCGTCGTTATTACACCCTTTGGGGAAATTAGTTAGTTTTGCTGAGTCATACCAGGCGCAATAAGTGTTGCTGCTTGCTGCTTGTCCGTGAGCTAGGCTTAATAATGCCAAGCCTTTTTGAGTAAAAATGCTGTTGCAGTGGAATTTACTTCCGCGTGATTTAGCAACATCTACGGCACCATAGCAAGCATTAGCTGCTCCCACTAAACTAAAAGGGTTGTGATCACTGCTACTTGATAAGGGATTGCCATTTTTTAAACTTGAAGCAATAACCGCATTTGGGTTTTTAGATACTTTGTACTTGTCTACAAAAATACCAGCCTGCACATTACCTGCGTTATAAAACATTCTGTGCAAAGCATAGCCTGCTGCATTAGCAGTTGTAACACTAGAAAAGTCAGATAATGATTTAATGCTTACATTATTTACAGTTAACTTGTAAACAAAGGCAGGAATCCAAACCATAATCGAACCGTCTGTATAGCTATAATTGCCATAATTATCAGAGGACGGGTCTCTAGTCCCAAATAATTCGCTCATGCCGCTAGGTAATGCAGGGCAAATGCCCACGCCAAAGCCTTGCTGCCCAGCAAGGCCGATAGTATTAATATTGCCTGTCATGCCATTGCCGACTGCAATCCCTGTAGGGAAGTAAACCGGTGCGTTGTCTTTACCGGTAACTGTACGTGTAATTAAATTGCTCATTGTATGATCCAGTTTGAGTTTAAGTTAAGAGTGATAGTGACGTTTTCTGCAATCGTGACTGGTCCTACAGAGGATGAATTAAGACCAGTGTCTAAAGTAAAATCTTCGTAAATCGTTGAGGGGTTAGTAATAAATGCACTATTTTCAGTGCTTGTTAAAAGCACGATTTCATTGTAAAGATTTTTAGTATATATTTTTTTATCAGTGACATTTATCGCCAGCTCTCCAACCGCTATATCATTGATTAAAGGGATTTTTCCATGCTCCCCGGAGTGCTTTAAAATAAAACTGTTCATTAGTAAGTTCCTGAGTTAAAAGTTGCTGTAGCTAAAATAGTATTAACTTCTTGCTTTGTGTATGTATCATCCAGATGCCTGCCTGACACCATAATGTGCTGAATCACTACCTGAGCCACTGTAGCTTCGATCATCACATTGATATTTCCGTTAATAGGTATGTCATACCCAAACTCAACAAATCCAGCAGGGATGTTTGAGACTGAATTAACGCCGCCCTCCTCCATTAAAGTGCGCCCTACCTCATGCCATGCTTGCTCACCTGAAGCACGATAAGAGAGTTTAATAACGCCGGTATTCGCTGTATGTCTAAGCACAACCTGCCCAGCTTTTGCACCGATATTGATGGTTTTTGACATCCATATCGATCCAACTTTAGCCACTGCGTTATTTGCGCCGCTTATGGATAAATTGTGTTGATGTAAGCTTGCACTAACGCCCCAAGTTTTATCCAGCGTGCCAAAAATAGTCACCCTATTGTCTGATAAAATCTGTTTTATATGAATAAGTTTTGTCGTGACTGCATCACTTAATACAAAATAATCATTAACACGCATACTGGCTGTTGATTGCACATCAAGCGAATCATCACCCGATATACCTGCTATTACAGCAATAGGCTGTTGATTGATCAGCGTGTACCCTTCTGAAAAAAACTCAACGTTGATGCGATCATAACGACGGTTCCAATCTAACATCATGGCGTTTTTAAGTGCCAAAATGCTATTTGCATCAACGTTTAAAACTGAGCTTTCAACAGCTTCTAAGCGCCCATTAAGCGCAGTCGTTAACGCGGGTAAATTTTGATGCGAAATAAGTGTGGCTTCAGAAACTTGTTGCCTGGAATTTAAATCAGTAAAGTTTTGATCAATTTCTGTGTACCGGGTGTTCCACAATGTAGGCGTGGCATCAGGTTCATTATTTGGAATCGGTGTAATAGTTGTATGGGGTATTGTTGCCATGATTAAAATCTCAATTTGATGGTGATTTCATAACGCTCATCTGATTCTTTTATTTTTGGCGAAAACGTTTTATAGCCCACAAGCTTTCCGTCTTCATCAAACAATCCAGCCTCTGAAATATATGCGCCGTTTAATTCAGTTGGTTCAATTTCGCCTCTTCCAGTCACTGACAGCGTGTCTTCTTGCCTGATTTCTGCTAAATTTTTACGCAACAGCTCATTTACTAAGCCAATACGCTCAGGTGACGGTGAGACTGGGTGTAAATTTACTGAATCATGACCCCCATCACCAAAAGCCATAAATCTTATTGCTGTAGTTTTAGCTCCACCTGCCATTTGTGCGGCTAATCGTGATCTGAAGGCATTTACGGTTATTGCTTCCGCCATAATCAATACTCATTTAGAAATTAGAATGGCTGTATTATTTAATTTAAAAAAAATTCTTTTTGTTAGATTTTCCTATTTTGGTCGATTAGTTTTGTAATCGCGCATACCCGCCGCTCACAATATGCGCTAAGCGGTTGTCACTTAGGTTTTGACCAATTTCAGCAGCAGGCAAATTAACAGCTATGGGCGTTTTGGAAGCTAAATTAGTAGGCATAGAAACGCTTGGCGCGTCGGCAAAAACAGGAATACCAGGCATTTGGGGTGAAGGAACTAACGCCGAGGAGGTAGTAATGGGCAACGCGGTATTTAATAAACTGCTAAAAGAATTGTTTGCGGTTTGCTTTGCTAACGTAGCAGCAATGTCTAGTTTTGGATTGACAGCTTTTGCTATTGACTCCGTGCTATTAACACTTTGATTATTACCGGCTTTAAATTCAGTTTGCAGCCTATCAAGCTCATTCAGTTGGGATTCAAGTGAAGGGTTACTTGAAGCGGTTTTTGCTTTGCCGTCTTGACTTAATTTGCCTTGTGCAATGTCACTGGCAAAGTCTTGATTTAAATTAGATTGTGATGCTGTATTATTTTGGGTATTAAAAACACCTGTTTTAGCATAGCTTTCTAGCATAGGGCTTGCGTTAGTTGTTTGATTGTTTGATGACGTAGTGCTATTTGCTATTGACTCCGTGCTATTAACACTTTGATTATTACCGGCTTTAAATTCAGTTTGCAGCCTATCAAGCTCATTCAGTTGGGATTCAAGTGAAGGGTTACTTGAAGCGGTTTTTGCTTTGCCGTCTTGACTTAATTTGCCTTGTGCAATGTCACTGGCAAAGTCTTGATTTAAATTAGATTGTGATGCTGTATTATTTTGGGTATTAAAAACACCTGTTTTAGCATAGCTTTCTAGCATAGGGCTTGCGTTAGTTGTTTGATTG